CTTCACGGAAATAAATTAAAGAAACATTGTCAGGCAATGGTCTCATAAGAATATTTTCAACAGCTACCAAGTCTGATTCAAATGTTCTTTTTATGCTTTCCTGCTTTTTAGGTTCTGAAGCAATAAGCATATTTAATTTGTTTTTCATAATTCCTAAATCAGATTTAAGAACTCTATGGCATTCTTCTACAATGTCTTTTTTAATGTCAATTTTTACGCCCAATTCTTTTAAAATAGTCGCTAGTTCTTCTTTTTGACTTTCTGAAGTTGGCGTGTAAAGCAATAACTGCATATTATCTTTTATCGCTTGCATTTGAAGTTTTAAGTGTTCAGTCTTGCATTGCCTATCCAAATACTGCTTTATTTTAGAATTTTCTGAAATCTCAAAATCTTCATCGACAATTTTTGACCACGCCTTTTCTCTTTGCTCGTCAGATTCCCCGCCTAATAGTGATAAGTCATTAGTTTCAATAATTTTGAAGTAAAGCTTTGCGGGTATTTCTGCGCTGTCCCAAATAAATTCACTCATTGACCTATTTTTTGTTTTATTAATTTTACCAATTCAGGCGCATAACGTTCTTTTTGCGCACGTTCAAAAGTTATAATACTCAAACCTCTCAAATCTTGACCGTACTTATTAAATAAATCATCTGACTTGCTGTCTGTACTATCGAAAAAATAACGCTTGCTTCTTTTTTCAATAAATATATTTTTTGAAAAGGCACCTGTCAATATTAAATCTACATAACCTCCCGCCAAAGGATTTAAGCTAGACTTAAATAGAGAATAAGAATTGCTTCTATAAGTACCTATTTCTGATCCATTAGGTCTATCGCCCCTTTTTAGTTCCTGTATTTTTTCCTGCTTTAGAATCGGATCCGATGTTATCAGGATTTCCATTTTTTGCTGTAACTCCTGTTCCGTTATCCTCTGAAGCTTGTTTATCATTTGTTGAGCTGTCATAAGGCACTTTTTTAAGTAAAACTTTTGCTCTTTCCTCGTCTTTAGGATTTAGCAGGTTTGCTAATTTTTCAATCTGTTTTTCTTTGGTCAAGGTCTTGAATTTTTCAAATCCCTCTTTGCTGAATGATACGTTGTCGAATTTCATAGTATTTATTTTATTTGTAATATTTCACAATCTAAACCATTATAAGTAATAATTAATCCTATATTGTTTAATGGCTTTTTGAATTCAATTTCAAATCTTCTAGCAACATCATCTAAAGAAGTGAAAGATATAATTTCATTTTGATATTGATTATGCTGAAAACCGCTAAAAGTCTTAATACTTTCCAAGTTTGGTATCACTATTACTTTATTCATATTGTGTTGTAATAAAAAAGGGCAGGCGATTAACCCACCCTTTTAGGTTTATAATTTTTTGTTTTGATTTAAGCTCCCGCTATCAGTGGTGCAGAAACTCCTTTGTAAAGCTGATTCGTTCCTACCAATGCAACATTTACAGGCGGCGTAGCAGTTGAATCAAACGTTTCAACCACATAAGTTGCAGCTAATGTCGGTGCGGTTGTTGTATCAATTGTGTAATTCCCTGGATTTGCTCCTGCTACAACCGTATCAATAGCCAAAACGGCATTCGTTACTGTGTTTCTAATTCTGAAATTAGTTTCGTCTAAAGCTTCAATTCCAAAAATAGTGTTGTTAACAGCTGTAACATCTACAACAAAACCGTTTGCAACAGAAGCAGTCCCTGTGATGTTTACGCCAATAACTCCCATCAATTCAGAATTAATATCGACATTAGTCTGGTCAACCGTAAGCAAAGCCATTCTTTTGTTGAATTGGTCTTCATTTGACAATTGGAACTCAACCAATGTTTTAGCCGTTTCATCGCCTACTTGCGGTACGTAAGTTCGGGTGTTTACCATTGAAGCGGTCAAGCCTATAAAGCTTAATCCGTCCGCTGATGTTGCGCCTACCAAAGTCCCTGCTGAATCTACAAGCAATACATTGTACTGGTTGAATGAATTTTTAGAATATGCCGCTTTATGGAATCCGATTCCGTTATCAAACTCGAATGAGTATTGAGGCTTTCCGTTACGGATAACCGACATAACACCTCCCGTGTATTCTTTAGTTGTAGGATCCGGAGTATTGTTCACGAATTCAACAGCATTTAAAAAAGGCTGCCAAGTATCATCCTGAACAAATCCCACCATTTGAGCGTAAGTAAGTGTTTCCAATTCTGCGATTGATAACCTCCAACTTTTTGGAACAAGAATAAAAGACTTAAAATCTTTCAATCTTGCCTCGCACTCTACAATTCCCAATCCGAGATTGTCCTTATTGCAATTTACTGCATTGATTTGTGCCATAATTTTTTTAGTATTTAAAATTGCCCAAGCAATTATTTGTTATTTTTAATCCTTTAAATTCTAATTTCAAAGCATCCCAAATGTCTATGGTAAAGTTTTTTTTGTCACTTTCGTTATTATTTTCCCCTCCATAGTTTGGGTAAGTGGTCTTCCTAAATTCTCCATCCCAAACAAACATTGGGGATTTTTTGAATAAAGTTTCAATATTTTTAGCTAACGGCCAAAGGATATTCTGATAGCTCATTGCCCATCGGTTTTCGTTAAGCAAGTCAGTCGCTATCACTCTTGTAGCCAAAATAAGAACTAAATCAGTTGTTGTGTAATTTTTGCTAACATCATCAGAATCGGTATTTGATAGCTGATATATTAACGGATAAGGAGAACTTCCCTGCTCATTGAAAAGCTTTATCTGCTTTATTAGATGCGCTTCATTTCCCCATTTGTAAACAGGACTGAAAGCATCTATTGCAGGTGTTGGCGGTTCTTCTATTTCCGGATAACCTCCCAAAGTTGGCAACGTACCGAATGCTTTTGTTAGCTGTTCCTCGACAATGATCATAAGTTCCAGGCGTTTATAACGGTTTCTCTTTTAAAGAATGACAGGTCATAGTCTTCAGGATAATCAGAAAGAAACTCGTATAGGCTTACTTCATTAGACTGCCCGTTGCTTCCGTTCCATTGCATACCGATTCCGTTCCAATTTTGAAAGAAATTATAGTTTCTCCCGCATAAGTCAGATCCGTTGTACATCTTTACAAATGTATTCCAAGCTTCTGACTGTTTTTGGTTAGGTGTCTGCGTTTCGCTGTTTTCAGCGTTTGCAACCTGAATTCCTGTAGCTGTGTATGTTGAAAAGTCCCCGCTTAAGAAATAAAAATAAACGTAATAGGCAATAATGCTTATTTTTTTACTTCCATAGCTGTATCGAAGTCCATTCCAACGCTTGCCATTTTCAAGTGTTTTACCTTCCGTGAGATCTTTCCACTTCTGCAAAGCACCTGTTTTCAAAGAACCATCAGTATTAAACTGTTCTGACAACTCTTTGTACTGCTCAAATCCTAAAGCTGATATTAATAACTTCGCCTCTTTCTCGTCGATTTCCTGTTTGAGTACGTCGGTTTTATTCGGGTTATTCCCCCCAATGTTTGGCTGATTAACCACATTGGGGATGAATACCGATTTATTAAGAAAGTATGAAGTATCAATTATCATTACTATTTGTTTTTAGGCTCTTTGATTACAGTGTTTTCAACTTCTCTTTCATCAAGCTTCACATCTTTTACAATTGTAGCTAATTTCTTTTCTACCAATTTTTCTCCGTGAATCTTGTGAACTAGATGATTCTTTTTAAGATCATCATTTTTAAGAACGATTACAACATAATCTTCTTTTTTATCGAAGGTAGCTTTTGAAACCTGTGCGCTTTCTTCTTGTTTTATTTCAAACTGTGGCATAATTTATATTTTAAGATTAAACTGCTGGTTTTTGAAGTGCCGCTTTTACAGTAGCCAAATTAAGAACCATCCAAGAAGGCTTATCTATGTTTGCGATTCTCAATAAAGAGAATACCTCTCCAATGGCTGTTTTTTGATTTTTAATAAACTGATCATTATACGTCCCAACTCTAAAAATATAGTCAGAATGCCACTCTTGGTAAACATTTGAATCTCCTACCAATGCAGTACCTTGCGCAATTTTATAAGAAGAAAACAAGCGCATTCCGTTAATTCTTCCGTCGGCAATGTATGTTTTTAATAATGGTCTGCCTTCTGTATCTTGGGTAAACAATGTAGCAAACAAATCACTAGGATTCATAATTACAGTATTTGGCATAAAATACATGCCTTGTATCACAGATTGCGCAGCAATAACAGCCAAAGCATTGTCCGGAACAGGAAAAGTATCATCCAGTACAGAAGTTGTATAAGCCGTTGCGTTTGTTTGAATTGTAGCAATCAAACCATCCTGCCAAGCTCTTATAACTTTGTCTTCGAACATTCTTTCGATTTCCGCAAATAACATTTCGTTATCCATTTCAAACTCTTCAGACCATTCTATACGTCCAGCATACTTTTTACGCAAAGTTGTAGTTCTTACAAATGTATCAGAAACCAAAGGCTTTGTACCACCTTCTGCAACTACTGCTACAGCTCCTTCCTCCGTCGCTTGTTCTGTTCTGATAACCTGTTGTGGAACTTTTGCAACCTGTCTGTTTGGAATAGCTTCTAAAATGAAGTTTTCAGGATGTCTGATTACCGCAATATCGTTTTCTACCAAATAGTTTTCTACTAATGGCATTGTAACCGTTCCGTTACTTACCGCGTTTGTAGTTGTGAAAGCTGCGGCAGCCTTTACTGCGCTAAATTGAAATCCTTCAAAATCTTCGCCATTCTTGATTGCTTTAACAATAGCAGAGTGGTTGTCTTTTACGAATTTCTTTAGTTGGAATCTAGATTTTTCAGTAAGTGTCTGAACTTGCTGTTTTTCTAATTTCTCTAATGTTTCAGCGATGTTTTTCAATTGCGTCGCAAACGGCACAATTTTACCTTCCTCATCTTTTTCGATTGCGCCCATTTGTTCAGCCAAAGCGGCTTTAAATGATGCTGAATAAGATTCGTCTGTTTCTGCCTGACGTGCTTTTAAAGCTTCGTCTAGAGCGTTCAAGAACTTTTCTTGATCCGGCTCGATAGTCGCTCCTGATTTTTTTAGAGCTTCCAATAAACTGATGTTTTTTCCGTTCATCTTTTTAGTTTTAAATAAATGTAATTTTGTTTTTTACTTCTGTTTCTGGAGTGGTTTTACCCGGCTCTTGGGTATCAAGTGACTTATCGGCTTGATATATTACTGGAGTTGCACTATTCGAACCGAACAGGCAAAGACTTCCTTCTTTTTCAATGCTTGCTTCTGTGACTGCCCAAAAATAACCTGATTGGCTGGCTAATTCCTTATTTGAAATCTGATCAATATAATTATCCCAAATTGCCTTGTTTTTAGCTAAATCAGGGTTTTTTGTATCTATCGCTAATTCCATGTTGATATAACGCATTCTAACTGAATTTTCGAATGGCGTTTTATCTTCAAACAGTTGCTTAACTTGGCTTATTCTTATTTTGTTTAAAGGTATTTCGTATATTAAAGCCTGAGTTTCTCCTTTAAAATTATAACCTAAATCACTCCATTCTATGTTTTTGACAAATGCGTTAACATCATTTGGATAAGCTATTACATTGTCAATTGATAATTTATGCTCTAGAACGTAAAATATCTTTCTAGCCTTATCTTTTAGAGATTTGTTCCAAATGTTCGGGAAGTGTACGTCCCCGTGGCTGTCTAAAAAATTAGTTGTATTTATTACAGGATATACATATCCTTCTTTTACAAAGTCTAAAGATTTTTCTGAACCCGATTCTTTTGAAAAATATAAAGCGGTTACTCCTTCAGATTCTTTTATAGCGGCCTTTTTCAAATCCACTATATTGGGTTCGAATTTTACAAGCTCGACAAACATACTTTCGTTGTCATCGAATTCTTTATTTAGCTCTTTGCAAAATACTTTCATTTTTCAATTGTTTTATTTCCTTCAAGGATTCTTTTTTTTTCTTCCAAAGACTTTTTTAAACCATCAGGCAAATCTTTTTTCTCCAACATCTTATTAATATCTTTCAGATTATCCATTGTATTTCTCTTTTAAATTATTAAAAGCGTTTTTCATGTCTTGCCCTGCTTCTGTCAATTTTACCAGGTTATCAATCTCAATAGAATCAGATTCCAATGATGTTTTCTTATCTTCCTGCAAAGCTTCTACTTTTGAGAAGTCAGGATAAAACTCTAATTCTTCAGGCAAGTAAAAAACCTTGTCAAGATCCTTAGCCTTGTCTTCGCATATTGATTTTACCACATTCTGCCAAAGTCCTTTTTCTGCGTCGTTCTGATTTGTAAAAGTACTGCTTCCTTTTCGTGGAATTAATTCTTTATTAACACCGTAAACTCCTGCTATCTTGATTGCATTTTCTTCTGTTTCTTCAAACGGTTGCAACTCTTGTATAGTTCCCAAGGTCTTGATAAACTGAAGCGGTATTGCGGAAATTCCAATAAAGTTTTTATTTCCTGTAATCCCGTTTCTGTTATTAAGGTCGTTCAATATTTCGTCCCTGCTTGCAGGATCTAAAGCGTCTTGAATTGTTCCGTTGCTTGATGAAGGTGCTTTGCTTAATATTCCCCCGTTGCCGTTCTTGGCATAAACGTTAAATCTCGCCTGATAAACAGCAAGAATATTATTAATGTTTCTGCTTACTCTTGACAATGGAGAAAGTCCGCAGCCATTTTCATCTAAACCTAAAACTGTTCTGTGCAGAATGTATCTTGGCTCAATATCATGCTTTATTAAAAAGAACGTCTTGTAATATTTTATAAAATCCTTTTTATCTTTCATCAAGAAAGGATTAGAAATCTCTTTTAAAAGAACAGGCTTGGTTACGTTTGGCTTTAATACCCAAATATTGCTTATGTTGTCAATAGTCGGGTTTTTAATACTGTCAGGCGTTTTAGTGTATATATAGCTGTTTCCGTCTGAAAGCTCACTAAATACCGACTGGTAAACAATATCGCTCATCCTTGATAATGGATTAGGATTATCAACCAATCTCTTTAAATTTCCTTGTGGCTCGTAATCTTCCTTCGTTTTTTTGTTTCTTATCTTGTATTCGATTGAAGCGGCACGGTCTGCAATTGCATCAATAGGAATGAATATTTCAGCTATGGTGCAGGCTAATTCGTAAGCTTTTGAATTTTCATACTTCGGTATCTCTCCATTTAATGAATTTACGTACTGATTGAAATACTGCATCCATTGCCCTGAATTGTCCTGTTCGGCAAATCCGGTTACTTGCGTCTTTTTTGATTTAGCAAAAGGATTCCAATTCATTTAGATTAAACGTAAAAAATCCCTGCCTATGTTTCCATAAGTAGGGATTAAGTTATAATTTCTGTTCAAGGTTCTACGCATCTTCACATAGGATATACTGCAAATATATGTAAAATAAGTTTATAAAAAACAAATATTATTTAAAACTAAAATACCGACTATAATATAGTCGGTATTTTTATTATACATGCCCTCTTGTACTAATATGAAACCAATTCATATTTTCCTTTAAAACGAGGGGAACGGACTTATAATTTTTCATTCAAATAGAAACCAATTCTAAATGCCCTACTAAAAATGCCCAAACAAATATATGTAAATTTAATTTAGGTTTTACAAAATTTTTATTTTATTCGGTTTCAATAATTATAGTTGAATAATTTTTACGGAATCCCCAAGGTTTTATTTTTAATCCTTTTACTTTTTCTAAAGCTCTTTTTACAAATTGTGATTCTGTTTCTCTTGGATGTATTGCGAATGTATGTTTCATGATATTTATTTTATTATACTTGATTCAACATACATATAAGCCACATATGTTGTTCTATCTCTAATAAAATCATCATTTTGACAACCGTGTATAACGTCAAAGTCATTTAATGTTAATCTGTTATTACTAGTTATATCCTTAAACTCTGATAAACATAATTTTTTCCACAATTTAATTTCATCTTCTGTATCTTCTCCTTTTTCAAACGTACGTTGAGTAAATAATTTTTTCATAATTATTATTTTATAATTGTTTGAATTTTGGAATAAACTATCGCTTATTACCGTGTTTATAATTTAATGTTGTTTGAATATTGTAATTATCCGTAAAGAACTGATTTATATTTCACTTTCAATATGGCTGATGCGCTGCATAACGAATCAATTGCATCTTTTTTATTTTTGTTTTCCTTTTCTCCATCCTTAACATATCCTGTCAAATCCTTTATGAAATAATGGTATTCCGGATTAGACTTATAATTTTCATCGAATACAAAATACTTCTTTACGAATTCATAATTGCTTAATATCCTTGTTTCTTTAGGTGCGGTCGATGTGAAAGGCTTGACTTTTGAATGGTTTGAAATGTCTTTCTTAAGCAGATAGTAAGCGGCAACACCCACACCGTTTACCTCTAAAAATGTTTCTTCGATAAAGTTTAGCCTAGACTTCATAACTGCTCTTTCAACGGTTACTTCTATACCATCTTTTGAATGTATAACATCTTTAACGAAACAGGCTAAAACGCCCTCTTTCATTGCTACATAGATAAAAGGAATAGAGAATGAATCCCCGCCCTTGTCAGCAGGATCTCCAACGGCAAACTTAAATACTATATCTTCTTCGGGTATGCTGTCAATATTAGCGAATCTTAATTCAGACATAGGCAGAAGAACTCCTTCAATATCGGTTTTCCAACCTCCCAAAACTACATTGTTGTATTCTTGTTCATTTTCTAATTTTAGCCTTTCGTAGTCCCGTATGATATTGTCTGGGATAAATTTAGGATTTACATCTAGATAGCTTGAATGTATATACATGATATTGTCAACAATACCGCAAAAGCCATCTTCAATTTGTTTTTTTTCAAAGAACTCTTGGTAAATCCAATGTTCTTTTGTAGTAGGGTTCAAAATCAATATTGAAATGTTTCTTTTTTCAACTGATCTTATTGAATAGAAAACTTTTTTAAATGTTTCAAAGCTTGGTATTTCTTCCGCTTCATCAACAACAAAGCAGTTGAAACCGGATAAAGATTTTAGATTAGCAGTCTGTCCTTTAGAACCTGTCTTTATACCTTTGAATGAAATAAATCCTTTCCCATTGCTTGTTTCTATTCGGTATTCGTTGTCAATTACTTTCCCCTGGTAGCCTAGTATCTCGATCTTGTCAGACACTTCTTCTTTGATCGAATCTTTAATAGATGTATTAGTAAACCTGGAATAAAGAACTTTCCAATATTGTTCTACTACGCCTATAAGACAAAGAACGGCTACATTAAATGATTTTGAAGATGCACGGCCGCCTGTTAATATTATAGTATCAACTTCAGGATATTGGCTGTCGTTTAGCAATTCGAATAAGGGTTCGAACTTATAAGATATTTCTATCTCATTACTCATTTTCTTTTTTGAATTTCTTGAAAGATATTGTAGTAGCCGAAGGATTGTTTATCTCTCCGCTGTGTTCAGTCTTAACTGTATCGTGCCAATTGAAGTTTTTAAGAACAAAAATATTTCCGGTGCATTTATCTCCCGCAGAGGCTCTTAATTCGTGAAACATCTCTATTCTGGTCAAAGCTCTTTTTATCGAGTTGGTAAACCCGTCCTTTTTTGCGTACTCATATAGGGTTGACTTGTTTTCAAATCCAAGGTGCAAAGTCAATCCTGTTACAAGTGGAGGATCGAAGTCTGAAGGATTTTTTGATAAGCTTTCAAAATAAGAATCGCAAAGCTCCGAAACCTTTTTAAAGTTTTCTTCTGTGCTTTCGTATATTGGAGGTCTTCCTCCTAAATTTGGAGTTTCCATTTATTTACATTGGTATCTATACATGTTTCCGTTTCCGTCGCTTCTTAAAGCTTTATCCCCTGTGCATTTTGATTCGTCAGCGGGTTGATCGTAAAGGAATTGTATGCTATTGTTATAAACCTCTTTTCTGCAGTTGCAGGTGTCGTTATCTGAAGAACATGAGAAAACAAACACTAGTATTACGATAGCTAGAAATAGCCAAAGTCCTTTTTTTATTCTGCGCTCTCGTTTTAGTCTTCTTTCTATTGTGTTATTCATTTTGTTGTTTTTTAGTTTCCATCTTCCTACTACAACATAATAATTTTCATCATTTACTTCTCTTTTTTTAAGAGGTATAAAATTTCCTAAATACGCTCCTCCGCTGTTTTCTATAGTCATGTTACCATTTATGCAAAGGTTACTACACTCTATATATCTGTCAAAAGCTGTAGGCTGAAATGATATTGTTTTCATAAGCAAATATAGTTAATTATTTTATATATCTTCCTGTAGCTTTAAATCTTAACTGTTTCTGATTTTTTGCTATTTTAATTATTGATATAGATGAAGATAAAGCCACTTGTGCAATAGAAATTGATTTGTTTAGTTTATCAAATCCCAATTGGCTTTTTATAATAGATATTTGAGTAGCACTCATTGCTGTTGATAAAGTAATAAGCAATTTTGTTGGGTCTTTGTATTTGCCTTTTTTGCTTAAAGCCTTTGGTCTTTTGTTTTTGTGTATTTCGAAGTAATTCATTTGTTTGTTTTTAATTTAATGTAATACAAAAAAGCGGGAACGACCCCGATTTGATG